AACTGTGGAAAGACCGTAAGTGGCCGGTTGAGACGATGGACTTCTACCCGATTATCAACTCAACCTGGCCGATGGCTGTACTTGGCCCCGGTATCGGTTCGTTGTTGGCTATGAACATCCTGCTTGTCACCCACCTCGAAATGAGTTGGGACCGACGCAGAGACATCATCGCTATCTACAACGGCTACGAGCAGGAGGTTGAGCAGGCAATCAAGGGCGAGAACAACCCAGCGATTATCAAGATCAACCCGGTCTCGAACATCAAAGTCTCGGACGTCGTATCGTTCCTGCAGCGACCAGAGGTTCAGGGTAACCTGCTGGAGTGGTTGCAGTACCTCGACAACCAGTTCCAGATGGCGACAGGGCTCGACGATATCCACTACGGTGTCAGTCAGAAGCAGGCCCGTGTCAGTGCCGACGTAAACGCCAAGCAGAACGCTGCCAACGTCCGACCAGAGAAGATGGCCACGGACGTCCACAAGTTCGTAGTCAACGTCTCCACGAAGGAGCTATGGCTCGCAGCGATGTACATGAAGGGCGAACAGCTCAAGGGCCTGCTCGGTCCTTGGGGCTCGATGGCATGGGACACTCTGCTCGGGGCCATGCCGTTTGAAGAACTGTGTCGCGAGGTTGAGGTGTGGATCGAAGCAACCGACATGAAGCGGCCTAACCGCGACAAGGATATGTCGGACCTTGAGATGATCGCACCGTACCTGATCCCTGCCGCTCAGCAGTACGCCACCGACACAGGCGACACCAAGCCGATGAATGCGATCCTTGCCCGGTTTGGCGAGGCGGCACAGATTCGAGACATCCAGGACTTCTTCTTCGGAGAGTGGCGTCCACAGCAAGATCCTGCCATGCTGCAGGCTCAGCAACAGGCTGCTGCCCTTGAGTCTCAGAAAACTGCGGCTCAAACTGAAGAGATTAAAGCGAAGACTGTTGCAAGACTGGTCGACGCTCAGTACAAACAGGGCGGTGCGGCGGCTCCGGCACAGCAGAAGATGCAGTGGAATGACCTGTTCAACCGCCAGAAAGTTCGTATGCAGGAGGAGGCTCACCTGCAGAAAATGGTTCACCTGCAGGAGCAGCAGGACATCCAGGCAGCGGCTGCAGAGCAGGCTGCGAAGAATAAGGCTAAGTGATGCTGACTTTGACTGTTGTTTCTGATGGTGCCCCTGAAGATGCCCAGACCGCAGTGTCTCTGGCTTACAATTCTGGGCTGGCTGTTAAGGTCGTCGACAAGGACGGCAAGGAAGTTGGTACGGTCTCGGCTGTACCCGCAGTTGAGGAAGTACCGGTTGTGGACGAACCACACCCAGTGCTTGAGAAGGAAGTTCCCCCAGTTGAACCGGCACCTGTGGTTGCTCCCGAAGTCGTAGTATCTGAGTCCAGTCCATGAGTCGCTTCGCAACCATGAGAGATAACCTTGAGTACGACGCTGTCGTAAGCAAGGGGCCTCACGCGGTCGAAGCGTTCGAACGTATGCTGGCCAAAGGTGAGTCTGTGTCTATGGCGGCAACGCTTGCGACACGGACCCCACCGAGAACAGGCGTGGACGACCGAGTCATCCAAGCCAACACACCGTCAGTATCAGAGCAGTTCCGAGGGTGCGAGCCAATGCTCAACCTCTACCGACAGAACTACAAGATGAAGACGGGCGAGAACCTTCCGGAAGATGCCGTGGTTTACAGAGGCTTAGCCAAGTACCCCGGAGATCCGGATTGTGTCGTGACCCACAAGAACACTCTATCGGACGTTAAGCGTGCGATGAAGAATCGTAACGAGTGGGTCGAAGGTGACTGGGAGAACCATCCGGAGCAGCAATGCCCTGAGGGTCAGAAGGTCGCCATGAACGAAGTGGCAATGGCTCGGTACAAGTCAGAGTATCGGGCACTGCCTGCGTATGAAGGTGTTGACGAGCGAGACCTTGAAGCTGAGATTCTTCACAACCATTCCCGGCCTATGTCGGGTGAGGACCTGATGAACGCAGCGACGAGTCTTGATCAGGTTCAGAAAGAAACCTTTGGAGTGTGACATGGGTGAAGAACGGATGTTGAAATGGTTTGCGTACTCACACTTACCGGCTCATCTACAGGAAGTGTCAAAACCCTTTGGGGAACTGGCGGCACTTCTAGCAGAATCTATCGAGCCGGGACCTGAGCGGACAGTTGCCTTCCGCAAACTTCTTGAGGCGAAAGACGCCGCTGTTCGAGCTAAGCTAACGCCGGGAGGCTGAACGTGATCACAGTCGACGACATGATGTCCCATATGTCAGTAGCGATTAACCAACCTCTCTCCGGCTGGCTGGAGGGAAAGGTTCGTAACGCGGTACTGTCAGCGTGGGCTCGCCTGATGACGCTGCATGAGTGGGCGTACTTCCATCGAATGGGTACGCTTCTCACGTACGCGGGTCAGACCACAGGCACCGTCGACTTCAGTGTCTCTACCCGGCTTGTAACACTGACTGGTGCGACGTGGCCGTCAAACGCCACGTCTCGCCACATCAGGTTGAACAACAACTGGTACCCGATCTACAAGAGAACCAGCAGTACAGTCATCGAGTTGTACGACGGCAAACACCCGATCGAGGATCTCGACGATGAGTCCTACCTGATTCAACAGGTAGTGTACCCGCTCCCGCAGGACGTGGGAGATGTACTGCAGGTAATCGAGGGCATCCAGAACATACAGATGATGAGGCTGAACCTTGTCGAAGCATTCCAGATTCAGGAAGGCTTTGCCTGGTCACCAGTCCTACCAACCAGCTACGCCTTGATTGGCGATTCGAATAACCCCCAGCGTTGGGCCATGTGGATACCAACGGAGCAAACGCAGGACGCGGTTCTGCAATACATGTACAAGGCACGGAGACCCAACGATGTCCTTACAAGAGAAAGTCGCGGAACAGTTACGGTTGCTTCTGGAGTGGCGACGTTTTCTGAAGAGGTGGTTACGTCCCTGTGGTCCGGGGCCAACGTCCTGCTGAGGATTGCCAACAACGACACCGACACACCGACCGGTACGTGGGGTGACACTCAGGCTGGTGACATCAGGTACAACCGAGACTGCACAGAGGTCAGAGTCGTTGAACGTCTCACTTCTAGTACATGCCGGATTTCCAATACAACTTTGGCTGTCACTGATGTAGCATACACCGCGTCCAGTCTCATCGACACTGCCGATGCGACGATGGAGATTCTTGTTGCACGACTAGCGGAGGATGAGTACGGTGCGAGACCTGTTGGCAACCATAATGAAATGCTTACGTCGAAGTCTAGGCTGGCAGCAGCCTTCCTTGAAGCCAAGTCCGCTGATTCTCGACGAGTCCGATCCAAGACACAAATCGCTCAATGGTACGGACTACGGCTACAAGACATTGGACATGCCCCCGCAAACGTCTGAGCTTGAGTGGATCACAACGGCCGACTTGGCTATCGAGATCCTGCGACGGTGTGACGTTGGGGTAATAACGATCGGGAAGCAGAAGACTGACAAGAGCTACACGATTGAAGTGTTTACCAAGGGAGGCTTCATCCACAAGATGATTGTACTCCGGCAGACCCAAGAGTTTCTGGTTGACGTGGAGGTCGATGAGTAATGGCAGCACCAGAGTGGAACATCTTAAACCGTACGAAGCTCATTCTGAAGGACATGGCTGCGACCAAGCAGTTCGTGGCCAGCCAGGGTGAAGTCGTACGGTCCGTTCCACCTGAGGCTGTGCGAGTCTGGAAAGCAGTTGAACAGGGTCGCGGGGCGAACGGTATTGAACACATTGCTCTCCCCGCGATTCGTGTCACTTCGCTTCCGGTTGAGTCTACAATCGGGGCAGGTCTGAACTGTGCGGACGATGAAGTTGTACGCATCGCCATACAGATTCTGGACATGTCGAACTACGATTCGTCGGGTCCACTCCAGACCTACATGGACTGGATGGACCTGATCCGAACTGAGGTCCTTGCAATACCCAATCCGTTCTTGCAGGATGCCGATGTTGAAGTGTATGATCCCTACGTCGTACACATAGTGAAGCGGTTGTCTGCGGAAGCCCAGAGTCTGATCAGGCATGAGCAACAGGTTGCTTTGTTTACATTCCAAGTTATGGTAAGGCACCACCGATGACAATGTCTGTTCCAGTCAACGCCCGTATGATGGTTAACGGGAAGAAGTTCTGCTTTGCCAAGTTCCTGAACCAGTCTTCAGTTGAACGGGTGCAGAACCCTGACGCCAACTGCGGCAACCGAGATCCGTTGATCAATCGGACCGCAACCGGCCGACGTAAGTTCGCGTTCACCACGTACCACGACATCACGTACCCGATCCTGCAGGAGCTGTTGCCCTTGGCCGGACTGACCAACGTGACAGGTACATACACCGCGAACCAGTCAGCCTTGACCCCCATTGATATCGACGTTGACGCTGTAGGAGCCGTCCACAGCTTCAGCGATTGCCGGGTCAACCGTTTCATCCTCCGGGGGCAGACGGGCACGCTGCCGGTCTCTCTGGAGATCCAGTGGATTGCTGAAGACGAGACCGAAGGATCGCCAACGTGGGTTGATGGGACTGTCGACAATATCTTTGCGTTCCCTGGGGCGACATACTCGATCAACAGTGCCTCAGTCGACTTCGACCGGTTCGCCTTTGTCATCGACAACAAGCTGATCCCATCGTGGAACTCCAGCGTTACGTTGACCGACGCAGGCAACGGTCCTCGCCAGACGCTGCTTGCCACAAGCATCCCATACATCGCCGGTACAAAGGACTTGTACTGGGACCATCGGGACTCAGTCGCTGCCGGGAACGACCACGCATTGGTCCTTACCAACGGCACCGATACTGTCACGATCAACTTCCCCAACGCGGTGTTCATCCCAGAAGGCGTATCAATCGAAGGCTCACTCGAAGAGATTCGGTTGCCTATGACTTGGGAAGCACACCGCACATCAAGCGTAGCCGCCTTTAACGTGGTATTGACGAACGCATGATCCCAGCATACCTCGACGATGGTTTCACTCAGGAAGCAGCACCGGGCGTCTACTGTCGCCCGATGTTGTGGATTGAGAAGAAGGAATGGAAAGAGCTGGCCATCATGGACCCGGACGGGGCATGGTTCAGCTTGGTACACTCACACGTCTGGGACCGCGAAGA